AAACCTGAAACAGCAAAATCGAAAGCCGGAGCCGCCAAGAGGCTAGCTATCGACCATGACCACCGATGCTGCTCCGGTAAGGTGTCGTGCGGCAAGTGTGTCAGGGGTCTTCTTTGTTACAGGTGCAACATCGTGGCCGGTAATGCGTTCGATGACCCGTCTATACTAAGGGCCTGCGCCGACTACCTGGAGCACCACGCGGCTACTTTTGCTGCGAAGATCGCTGCTGAGATTTCTGACCCGAAGACTGCTGAGACGACTTCTGCTTCGACCCCCCGCGCTGCGAGTCGTGCATGTCGCTCCAAGGCCCCCGATTTGAGCCCACCTGGCCAACGTACGCCACCAGCGGCACCCCTTCCTGCAAAGAGGCCAAAGCGCGGTGGTGTCCGTCGCAAACCAAAAACTTGTCATCGTTCGATGGATTTGATATGAGCACAGCCGGCTTCAGTTGGCCGCCGTCGCGAATAATGTCGACGAAGTCCTGAACATGTTCAGTGTCATCGCTGGCTGCCCAGTTATTGACGCCGGAAAAGTCGATCGAGTCCAACTGGACTTCCACGGGGCCAACCCAGGCAACGTTGAGTACCCATTCAATGTCTTTTCGTTTGTAGTCGTCTACGAGCATATCGTAGATAGTCTGAGCGTCAACGTGAGCCCCACTCTGGTGGTGCGCGTTTGCCGGAAGAACCGGCTGCCCGGACTCGCCGATGGCTCTCGCCGTCGTCGACACCTCTGCTCCTGGCGCTTCGCTTGGCGTTCCGGCCATCTTGATGGCCTTCGACTGCCCAATCTTCCCATCCTTCGTAGCGCCCCCAGGCTGCGGGGTACCTCCCGGCGGCGTAGCCGGCGTCTGCATCCCAAGAACCGTTGGGTTCTTCGGAGCGGTCGGAGCGGACGGCCCCAGCGGGTTCGGCGGCGTCTCAGCCTGCGGCGGATTCTGAATCTGGTCCTTCTGCGCTTCGGCCATGAGCGCGCGCATCTCTTCTTCCTGCGCGACGCCGGCCTCGATCTCGGTCTTGATCTGGTCGAGCGTGGTCGGGTCCACGCCGGGACCGAGCAACTTCCGCGCGGTCTGGTACTTGTGGTGACGGCGGAACGTGATCGACGGGATCGCGATCTGGTCGAGCGAGACGCCTTCCTCGAGAACCTGCTCGCGGTCTTCCTGCTCGTAGTCGTCGAGACCGTGTGGGGTCCACATGACGTCTTCTTTGCGAGCTTCGGAAATCGTGCGGTAGATCAGCGCCGCGAACGTCCGGATCTTCGAGCCGAGTTCGGCAAGTACCTTCGCGGTAGACTCCGTGTCCTTCTGCTTCGAGAGACCGGAACGGCCGAGCGCGGTGGTGGACGAACCGCTAATCGACGCGGCCATCTGGGAGGCGACGCTGAACATTGCGTCTTTTAGGTTTCCGAGTTCTTGATTTATGATCTCATAACAGTGCCCAAGAGGCTCTGCGAAACCGATCTTATCGTCCGATCCTATCTCGACGAACCCCTTCTTGTTGAAGGTGCCCACCGGGTCCGATCCACGGTGCGGATTCTCCTGCGTGGTCGACGGCATTGCGCTGCCTTCCGCGCCGATCTCCGGACCACGCGACACCCACGGGATCGCGCACAGGCTTCGGTTCTGAGACCCGATCAACGATGACCGACGCTGGTAGTGTTCGCGCGCGCTCGGGCCGATCAAGTTCCCGACCCACAAGCCGATCGGAAGCGTCAGTTTCAGAAGCGGAATCCGCTTGAAACTCGTCTTGCCGCCACCGCTCCGCGGAATATCTTGGTCATCGGTAGGTGCAGGGCCGGTGGCCGGATAGGTCGCCGTGAACTCCTGCCACACCGCCACACCGTCCTCGAGCGACCACACCTTGAAGCGCTCGTAGATCGTGTCGCGCTCGCCGAACGGACCGTTACGCGGCTTCTCGATCCAGTGAAGAACCGCCCACTTCAGCCCGTGCTTGTCCTCAGCCCAGTCGATCAACTGCTCGAGGGGGACTTCGTACGCGTAGACCTTGTTCGAACCGAGAGCCTCTTCCTCGATCTTGGTCTTCGGCACCTCGTCCACAGCAGGGGCATCCAGGTGGATGATTGCGCTGCGTTTCGTGAGGGCCGTAATCAACGCGGCCTTCATCAGGTCTTGGAACGAACCGCCTGACCGGTCGCAATCCTTCGCGAAGTCCCGGTACAGTTGCGGGTTCGGCAACTCCCCAGGAGTGTCCGGGTTGCTTGCGTCGGCCGCAGGCTTCACGTCGAGCGGTTGCGCGAAGAGCGCGGAAGCAAACTGGGAAACGATTTGGCCGAAGTACGGTTGGTACGCAACCACTTGACATCGTTCGGTAAATCGCGCGTCGTGTTCGCCTACAAGTTGCGTCAGATACCGGCTAGCTTTATCCGCGATCTGATAGCCGCCCACGAAAAGGTCGTCCAACTCGGACAAGAGTCCAAGGTCGTACGCGTCATTCGTCTGCTTGAGCGTCTTGTAGAGGGGCATGGCCTGTTGGAGCCATTCGCCCCTTGGTGATGGTTTATCCTATCGGGAACGCGTCCATGGAGTCGCGACGGACACGTCTACGGCTGATCACCTGCCAGCCGATGGTGAGGGCGAGGAGAAGATCGTCGTGCTTCCCGCGAACGTGGTCCGCGCGCATCTTCCCGCCTGCGGTCTCCGTGACGACGAAGTCTTTCATCTCCCTGAGGAGCCAGACGTCTTCGCTCGTGAAGTGGCCGAGCCGTACCGCTTGCTCGATGTGATCGAGAGCGAGCGTCCGGGACTGGAGCGTATTGATCCAGCCGAACTTTCGATCGTGGTCTCGGAAGATGTGCGGGTACGGACTCGCGCCCATCGTCAGGGCTACTCGGACGGCGTGCCCGTGGTTGGCCCGCTCGAAGGCGATCTCCGAGCCGTTGTATTCTCTCGCGACGGAGACGGCGACAGCCGCGAGTTCCTCTGGTTTATACTGCCCCCAGATGGATGCGACGTGCCGGCCCGTGCCGCGCTCGAGGACGACGCCTCCGCTTGCGTCGATGCCCACCCCTTCGGACGGGTCGAGCGAGACGACGTACTCGCAGCCTTTCTCAGGCCGGTGAAAGATGCGGATCGTCCGCAACTTCGGGATCGTTTCGGACTTCGCTTTCGATCTGACGATCAGTCCGGACGGTCCGACCGTGTAGGTCAGGACCGCTTCCGTAAGGAGCGCCGCGCTGATCATCGGCAGCACCTTGGCCGCGTCGAAGAACGATCGTCCTTGGGTCATGAAACACGAGTCTGGGTCCGACGGATACTCTTGCTGAGCAAGGTGCCCGGACTCGCCCTCGCACATCCGGCGGTACCACTTGACCTGCTCCGGCTCCAGTCGAGCCTCTAGGTCCGTGATCGGAACGATCTCTTCGCCGGGAAGGAGCGGCGTTCGATATTCACGCTGCTCGAACCACGGGAAGAAGTGGGCCGTATACTGCGTACGCCCTTCACTGGCCGCCTTGAACTCTTCGAAGTAGAGGCCCGCGGCACCGTTCGGAGTGGACTCGATGACCACGCTGGGGTTGAACTCGGCCGGCGGCACGCACTGCTTCAACGCGTTCCACGTCATTTCCGGGATGTCCCAGAACGCGATCTCCGTGCAGTGGAGAAAGTGGATCGTTCCGGAACGGCCGATCTTGTCCGCGCTCTTCGGGGAAGCTCCGGCGACGATGACGCTCAGGCTCGCGCCGGAGGCCAGTTTCCAGACGCCCTTCCGCTTCTCGGAGAACTCGATCTTGACGCCGAGCGATTCCAGCCGCTCGAAGTGTCGATCGATCTCCGTGCATAGGTCGTTCTGAGGCTTATTGTCGTCCTTCGACTGGCAGACGACGGTGACGTTGACGCCAGGCTTCGTCAGAAAGTGGAAGATGTCGAGCGCCAGGATAAGCGCCGTCATCCCGACTTGCCGAGGCTTCAGGATGATGTCCATCGCCGTCCTGGCAGCCAGGTAGGTGCGTTGGACGGCGTTCAGGACGAACGGGATGTACCGTCCGCTCTTGTCCTTCACCGTGAGAAGTGCGCAGAAGTTGGCGAAACTCGCGAACGCCTTCCGGAGGATGCCGGCTCTCGCCGCTAGTTCTTCGGCAGAAGGGGCGGACATGGGTCCTCGTTCTGGTCCATCGCATCGCGGACGGTCAGCAGATCCGCAAGTCCCAGAAGAGCCACCCCACTACCCTTTACTTCGGTCGGCGCGTCGAGCCCCAGCATCTTCCGGCGCGCGGCCGAGATGCTCAGCAAATGTTCTTGAAGTTCAAGAAAAATCTGGTTCGAGGGGCAGCGGCCTGGGCCGCTTCCGGCGTACCCGCCGCTCTTCTCGAACTGGGCGACTTCCCGCTCGTACACCTTGATCGCCTTCACCGTCCGGCGATGCATCTCGTCGAAACGAGCGCACTCGAGAGCCCGAAGATCACGCGCCTCTTCCTCCGGGATCGCTCGAATCGCGTCCCGGATCGACGTGACCACCGTCGCCTTTGAGAGGCCGAGTTTCTGTGCGATCTCATCGTAGTCCAGGCCCTCTTTACGGAGAACCAAGGCCTCGCGGGTGTGCTCGGCCTTCTCGATGCCTTCTATGGTAGCGAGGGGGCGCTTAGGGCCTTTCGGCTCCTTCGGTTTTTTCATGGGGGATGGCGCCCAGGGCGACAACCACCGAAATTAGCGGAGGGGCACCAGGTCTAGGGAGGGGGGAGCCTTCAACTTGGTGCTCCCCCTACCATGGTCCTGGCCACGGATCGCGAAGTGCCCGTCAACGCAACTCAACCGCCACTAAGCGTACCTCAACCGCACTTACGCTCGAGTACGGAAATACGGACCTCGTGGTCGTCGAGCCTCTCCTCCGCGCTGAAGACGGAGTGGCCAAGCATTTTCGCCAAAGCGTCCCTTTGAATGAGTGGCCGGCGCGCTGTGCCTTGAACGAGGTCGTCGTCAAACG